CCGAACTTTGGTTTCATGCCAAGTTGTAGAAGTCTGCGGTCTGCGATGTGACGGATGTATTGTCTTACGTCTTCTTCTGACAGACCTTCCATCTCCATACCATCAAATGCAAGTTTGATGAATCGGTCTTCTAGTTTGACAACATCTTTTGCCATCTGATAGATTTTAGACTTCAGTTCATCATTGACTATGCGTGGTTTCTCTTCACAGAACTCACGAAACAGTTTCGCATTACCTTGCACATGCAGAGTCTCGTCACGAATAGACCACTCAACGATTGTGCCCATACCCTTCATCTTACCGAAGCGTTGGAAGTTCAACAGCATCACAAACGATGCGAACACTGACAGACCCTCGTTGAAGACGGACTGTGCGAGAGACAATGCGAGACCAGTATGACTATTGATGTCACCTTGTTTCATGAAGTCAATCTTGTCTGCCATCTCTTTGTATTCGAGAAACATGTGAAAGTCTTCGTCAGGCAGACCGAGCGTATCATTCAACAATGCATATGCACGTTGATGAGTTGCTTCACGACCGGCAAACGATGACAGCATGTTGCGGACTTCATTGTTCTTGAACTTTGGAATCAGTAGTTCATGGTAGTTCTCACCAACCTGAACATCAGACTGTGTAAACAGACGCAAGACTTGAGTGATGAAGTTCTTCTCTACATCAGTCAGTTTAGTCTTCCAGTCTTGAACGTCCTCAGACAGTTCCGCTTCGTCTTCTGTCCAATGAATTTCTTCGTGTTTCTTTGATAGTTCTACAGCCCATGGGTGGGCAAACGGTTTATATGTTGTGCTAAAATCTAGTAGTGACATTGTTTCTCCTCTAACCTTCGCAGGCTCTACATTCGTCGTCTTCTTGTGTTTCTAATGGTTTGTTAAAGTATTCCATAAGTTCATCATAACCCCCAATGTATTCACCTTCGATGTAAATTTGTGGGACTGTTTTAACTTCTCGACCTGTCACTTCACGGGCAGTCTTGCCAATTTCTTTTAGGTCGATGTAATCAAAAGGAATGCCACGCAAGCGAAGTTCTTCCTTTGCCATAGAACAGAATGGACAATCTGACTTGCCATATACAATGGTTCGCATATCACCCGCAAGTGCAACACGCTCTACCTTCTCAGAGACATTCTCTGCGCGTTGTTTGGCTTCGGTGCGTAGATAGTATAGACCTTTAAGTCCTTGCGTCCAGGCGCTAAGATGGACGCCATTGACATATGATTTTTTCGCTCCCGCAGGAAAGAACAGATTGACAGATTGACCTTGACAGATGAACTCTTGACGCTCTGCGGCGTGTTGAACAACCCAGTTCTGGTCAAGTTCATCTGCTGTCTTGTATATAGCCTTTTCGCCTTCTGTAAGAAACGGAAGATGCTGAACAGAACCCTTTTTAGTGATAATAGATGTCCAGTTAGAATCGTTGTTCTCACCCTTCTCTGTCAACAGTTCGTCGAGATACTTGTTCTTCACAAGAAACGAACCAGCACGAGTTCTGTGAGTATATGCATTTGCCTTCAATGGTTCGATAGAAGGACTTGTTGATAGAATTATTCCACTAGAGGCGTTCGGTGCGATGGCGAGCAAGTGCGAGTTACGCCGTCCGCTGCCAACACCGTCAGGATACTCGCCACGCTCTTCGGAAAGGAGTTCAGTTTCTGCAACTGCTTCTGACTTAATTCTATCGAACACGGTCTTGTTGATTTCTCTTGCGGCTTCGGACTCCCATGCAACTCCGTGTTTTTGGAGGAGGCTGTGGAATCCCATTGCTCCGAGTCCGATTGAGCGTTCTCGCTCTGCACTATATTTTGCTCTTGTGATTGTGTCTGGTGCTTCGTCGATAAAGAACTGCAAGACATTATCAAGCATCCGCACAAGGTCACGAACAATAGTCGTATCTTTCCATTCATCATAGTATTCCAAGTTCAGTGAGGACAAACAACAGACAGCAGTTCTGTCTGCACTTGTCGGTAGGTGAATCTCATTACAGAGATTAGACCCGTTAATCTTTAGACCTAAGTCTTTTAGGGGTTGCGGTAACGCATTGTTTGCTGTGTCGATAAAGTTAAGATACGGTTCGCCAGTCCGAAAACGAATCTCAAGAATACGTTCCCATAACTTACGAGCATTGACAGTATCTTTTACACTATCGTCTTTGGGGTCACGCAAGTCGAAGTCTTTGTTCTCGACTACACACTGCATGAACTCATCGCTGATATTTATAGCATTGTGTAAGTTGAGAGCCTTGCGTTGAACATCACCAGTAGGAATACGCATGTTCATGAACTCTACGATATCAGGATGTGAGATATCCATGTATGCGGCATATGAACCCTTGCGTGTCTTGCCTTGACGATATGCAATCATGTCTGCATCTACTGTATGTAGAAATGGCATTGGTCCAGGCGCGATGTCTGAAACAGTTCGCACATCTGACCAGTGACCACCAACGCCACCACCATAGACTGACAGCCAACGTAACTCAGACGAGTGACTAATCAAACCTTCGAGTGTGTCAGGCACATATGTGAGAAAGCAAGAGATAGGCATCCCTTTGTCTTTCTTCTCACCATTGGGAGCATTTGACAATACAGGAGAGGCAAACATGAACCACTTGTTAGACACATAGTCATAGAGACGCTGTGCAAGGTCGTCGTCAATCTCTTCTCTATACTTACTCCACGCTAGTGATGCTCTTGCGAAACCTTCTTGTGGACTCTTCTCATAATCATTCAGGTAAAAATCTTTCAGCATCCCCACAGCGTATTCAGCAAGTAGAGAGTCTTTCTTCTTATCAATTTTAACGGACATTTGGGTTCCTAAAGGCAGATGGTTTCACTAGGGGATAGTTATATCTATACCCATTACAATTTTCATATTGTCTTATTATAGCCCAAATTGAGCCAAAAGTCAACTATTTTATTGAATAGTTTCGCCGCGTTTACGATGACCGTTCCAAGCAACAAAACCACCAATTCTCAATGCCCAGTATGCGAGATTGTTGAGAAGATGAAAGCCATTCTGTTCGATATTAATATCACGGAACAGTTGGTCGGCTTCTTTCTGTGTCATAGGTTCTGATGTTGACTTCTTACCCTTCTTGAGTAAGACTGTATATTTGTATGCATAGTCGTGAACCAGACCACCGACAAGCAATACACCAGTTGGTGACAACCACGATGCTAGGAACTTGGGAACTGATGCGCCATCAAATACGAAACCTTTTGGTACGACATAGTTCTCGCCATTCACAGAGAACTGCCAGTCTTTGGCGATTTCCCATGTGCGTGTTCCCATTAGCCACAACCAGATAGCACCCCAGAAACCTTTGCCTGCTGTAGGGATAGCAATAGGTTTCATGTGCGGCATCTCTTTGAACTTCAATCCCACCAAAGGCTCGTCTTGGTCAACACCAAATAAGTTTGCGATGTATCCAGCGATAACCAGAATACCAAACACAGTGAACTGCCACCATGTAATAAGTTGTTCGATAACAAAATCCATATTATTTCTCCGTGATTTCTTCTTTAGGTTCTTCTTTTTTGCCAGTGATGGCAGATTCGTAATAGACGATAATTTCTTTTTGTTGTTCCAGATATCGGCGTGTCTCAGCAACATTCAATGCGAGTGTCTCATATGAACGAACACTCATGGCATAGAACACCCATGGTTCGCCTTCTTCTTTGGTAAATCTCTCTAGAAACTCATCGAAATTCTCTTGTGTCACAACATAGAATGTCGGGTCACCAAGTGTTACAGGCTTAGGATTACCCTGCAATGGAATTTTTCGCTCGACAATTTGACTTTGCACGACCACTCTGTCCTCGCCGGGTCGAAACATGGCACAACCACTAATCGTTAGTGATAGCAGTAAGAGACTCGATGTCGTCAAAAACTTCTTTCGTAGCATTGTTTATCCTCCCTTCTATTAGTCCAGGCTTTCTCAAAGACAACTTAGTAAGATTGTGTTTCTGAAACTTGCTCAGAAGTTCGTCTTTGTATGCTTCTGCTTTTCGGAGGTTTGCTTGTAGTTCAAGATTGCTTTCTTCCATCTGATTAGCAAATGCGGTCACTTCTTCAAGCGCCTCAGCATTTGCTTTCGCAACGGTTTCTAACTTAGCATTGTTTTCTCGAAGGGTAGCGATGCGTTGTTGCATGTCTCGGTATTCATACCAAGCACCGAACAGAACTGCACCGACAATGCCTACAACTGCAAGCATCGCATATAATTTAAACATTAGTCTTCTTTCTTATAGAACGTCCATGCACCATATGCGATAGCGGCATATGCGGCAATCGAAGCAAATGGTTTGAATACTAAAAATACAACGCCAGCACCAATCAAGGCAATGCCGTCAAGTGATGTGCGTTCTTTAATTCTTGATGTGATAAAATCTAACATTCTAATCTCCTATTAACAGTTGCCTACACATGAGTCCCAAAGCATGGAATCACTCAAGATTTCAAGGGTTTCGCTCGTATAGATTGTGTATCCAATAGTCACGATTGATAGTAATCCTAAAATAATAATATATTTCATAACTTATCCTTTTGATTTTTCGATGCGTTCACGCATCTTCGCTTCACTCTTTTCACGATTGTCAATAAATCGTCTGAGGACTTTTTCTCTGTCCTTCTTTCTCTTTTTTATATATACAGGAACTATCTTCTCGGGATTATCACCTGCACCAGCTACGGCTGTAGTTCCCGTCATCTCTTCGTAAAAATGTGTCCAGGTCTTCATATATTATACCTCTTTAGAACAGTTATCATCTGATTGTTCATTTTTTCGTCAACATATCTGAAATGACAGAATACATTGTGATTACTCTTTCTTGTCTTATACACATATGTATAATATCTTTCTTTTACAATCGGTTCGTGTGTCTTATCAACCAGAACATATTTAACATTTGTTTTAAGTGCCCAAGTCATTATTGCAGGTAAATTTCGTCGAGCAATAGCACCATTAATGTAGATTGCATCGACCTCGACATCTGCTGAACTTGCTATACTACCGTTCTCAATATACTCTTTAAAAGACTTTCTTTGAATATCTTCGTCCCAAACATCACACTCGATATCAATTAAGTCACCAAAGCCATCATGTGAGCCAATACAAAGAATATTTTTTACTGTGTCAAATTCTGGTAATTCAGTTTTGAACGCTTGTATTGTCTCTTCGGTCTTACCCGTGAGATTCCACGTCATTTTACGATTTCACCTGTTGTAAAATATACCCATTGTTTAGAGTTCTCGTGAACACCTTTGTAGACATCAATACCAAAAACTTCTGTAATTGGTTCAGCATCAGTTTCAAGCACACGAATCTTGTCGTCTTTAAAAACAACCTCTTCACACTCTGTTGTTAATGTATCATACTTCATGCGATATATTCCAGGAGATAATTTTTTATCTTCTAGCATGAACCACTGCGTATCCTCGGCTAGAACATCGAGAATGTCGATTCCTGTTTCGGCATGAATTTTCTCAAGATTTTTATTTGATAGTTCTCCATGCTCTCGTATGAGCGCCAGAGCCGCACCATAACGAGCGACTACCGATTGACCACCAGGAGCAAGAGCCATGATGCGTTTTACATTATACACCAGTCTAAGAAACGATGTATAATGTTCAGCATATGCTTTACGATTTTCTGTTGTGTTTAGTTTGAACTCTTTGTTCTTCTTACCATTCTCATCGATGATACCTGCTTTGAAAGCACCAGTATCTTTGAAAGGTGTCACTAGAACTTTTAGAAAGCGAATTGTGTAGACCAAGTCTGCGGCGGATTTAAGAATTCCCATTTTAAATTTTCCTCAGTGCTTCCACTACAACTTCATCCATTTCAATATTAGTGTAGTCAGTGTTTTTAATTGCTTTCAATTTAATTAAGTATGGTTTTAGTATATTCCATTGGTCTAAATCAATTTTCAATTCTAGTATATTTAGCCCAGCATCATGTCCAAACACATTAAAAATAACAATTAAGTGGTTAACCATAAGCCGCTCAGAAACCACTCCAGTCTCAAGATATCGATTGACAAGTCTTTTGACATACTTAAATCTTTTTAAGTCATCAAAGAACTCTTCACTATCAATGCACTTGGGATTGTAGTAGTTTTGAGCGGCGTATAAAACTAAGTTTTTTTCGGTGAGTTGCATAATGAGTCCAAATAGAAGTTGCCCTCTATCTAGTCTTTTAACAAACCTGCCATTTTCTCAATAAGTGTTGACTTTTTCTTTTTGACATCAAGTTTAACACCATACTGTTCACCAAGTGCTTCGAGTTCAACTTTAGTCATATCATCAAGAGACTTATCACCAATAGGTGCCTCTGTTAATGTCTGAACACTAGCAGGTTCTTGAACTTGTTCTACAATTGGCTCAAGACCAAAGAACTCATCAATCTGTTGTTGTGTGAATCTGCCTGACGCATACAACTCGTTTGTCGCTGGGTCAACCCAACCACGAGTTGTAGGAACAGCATTACCACACCAAGCCGGGGGTTTGATAGCCATATTATTTACCTAATCTTTCGTTATCTTTGCGAATTGCATTAACATATGCTTCCATCTGACCTTTTGCTGGAGCCTCTGTTGATTTCACAACATTAGTATCACCAGCGGCGTTGTCTTGAGAACGCTTGCCTGATTTTGCTTTTGTTGCTTTGCCAGCTTCAGTAGTCTTCTTGACACCATCTTCATAGTTGTCTTCGATTTTCTTGTCAGACTTAGAGTGAGCCATTGCGAACTGCTTAGACTTCTCGGACTCTTTGTCCATGATGTCTTCTGGCTCAGTAGCATTTGCTTTCTGTGCTTTTGCAGCCGACTCAATCATGCCAAGCAACTCTTCAGCCGCTTCACCGATTTTAGAAATCTCGGCTTTCTTCTCACCAGAATTACCTACAGGCTTGTCTTTACTCATGGCTTTACCAATCGCTTTACGGCGTTTGTGCAAGAACTTGTCAGATGAATCAACATCACCATCGTTGTCGATGTCTTTGTCTTTACGGTCTTTGAACTTCTTCTTGGCAGCCTTTGGGTCTACCTTGTCGATGCCTTCACCGTCATCTTCGTCATCGTTAGATGCGTCTTCTTTTTTGGTTGCCATCATCTTGTCATGGTTAGCAATTGCATACTTGTCTGCGTCTGCTTTATTGTCAAACTCTTTTGCAACACTACCGTCTGCATTGTATACACAGAACTTACCATCTTTTTCTTTAACATGGTCTGTAGGATCCATTTTTTCTTGAAGACTATCTTCGTCTGTCTCTACTGATTCAGCAGGGACAACTTTAACGCCCGACATAAACTTTTTGTCGTTTGTAAATCTGTTAGCGATACGCATCTTTTTGAAAGCCTTGGCAATAGCCTCTTTCTCAGAACGCGCTCTGATGGTAGCACCACCTTCGCCTTTAATGTTTACTTGAAATAATTCTGTTCCCTCTTCGAGAACTTCTACTACGGGATTAACAACGGAACTCCATGCTTCACCCATTTTCTTAATATCTTGCTTATTCATTGGTTTCTCCGTTACATCCACATATACTTGACGAATGCGGCAATCACTGCCGCTCCGAGCATATAGACGACCTTGTTAATGATTGAGACAGTGTGAGCGTTATCGTCCACCTTCTTCTCGATATGGTCTAACTTCTGTGAGAACTTGTTCATTCTCTCAAAGTTGTTCTGATTGTTTTTTTCTATAGAAATGAGTTTCTCCTCGGCACGAGCAATAGCAATCATTGCGTCGGCAAGTTTATCTATTTTACCCTCGATGCGGTCTAGTCGTTGTGCTTGTGTCTCAGCCATTTTAGTTCCCATTAAACTATAGTTTTATTTATAAGAATTTTATTCTTTATTCTGTATTTTTCTATCTTAAACGTCCATTCATCTATCAAATAATCATCTAATTCAAGATATTTTATTATCCTATTAAGTGCGAAGTCACTCCGAACTCTGCTTCTATGAAACAATTCACACGGGTCAATTTCAATATAGTCATGTCCGCTCGGAATCATATCCTTATATAGTGTCGTCAGTTCTTGACAAGACTTCCAAGGTTGACCCCAAAACTTCTTCATATCAAATCCATTCTGAACTAACCATTGACCATCTTTATTATTCGGTCCTGGTTTGACTTTTGTTTTCACAAGTCGGTCAATATATTTGACACTGCTCTCTTCTTTTGGCTGAAGTAAGATTGTCTTTGTCTTACTCCAGTTACTCCAGAGATAGTCTCGATAATACTCTTTATGAACATGAAAACCGTAACCGTGGTCTAATCGTATGTTCCAAAGAGTGTCATCCCAGTCTCTAGCCGATACGGGTTGACTACCATCGATATATCTTTGAGACAGTTCATCGTCTCTTTCGAAATGCCATCTCTCGATAGTCTCATCATAATCGACATTCTTTGTAACAATATCTTTATGTGCTGTAAGAATGCTTCCTAGAAACTCACCACCACCGCCACCGCGATAGAGAATATTAATCAATTTGCTCATGTATCTTCAAAACTAAATCACCGAACCCTTTATGTATTCGATGATATTCCATTGCTTTTATTTCATATACAACGCCGTGTTTCATAATGACAGGTTCTTCGTTGTCTTTCTGTAACTTCCATCCGTTACCTTCAATGACAACTATCTGTCTATCATTATAATCACGATGCCATATCAAATCTAATTCATCAACATCACTCGAAAATACTCTTGTATTGCCCGAGTCAGTATAAGGGTTTACCAAAAGAAGGAACCTCCTCCTGATAAACCAAGTTGTTTCGCATAGCGAGGCAATCTACATGCCCAGTATGATGCCTTTGTTTTGTCGTTTCGTGTGTCACACTTATGACGAGCCGCAAATGATTTACGAGCCGCTGGGTCATTGAGTTTAACCTTCAGACCTGTCGTGTCGCCCCAAGTAACTTTCTTGATGTTACCAGTGCTAGGGTCTTTGACATACACATAGTATTTCTTTGGACCACCCTTTTTGGGTTTATTCAGTTCTGGTTGTTTCTCTTCTTCAAAGATGCAATCAAGCGCCACATTCTCTCCGCGCCATTGAGCGAACTCACCAAGGTCAGACTCCATGATGTCAACATCTGCTTCGTCAAGTTCTAACTCACTAGCATAATATTTCTCTCTTGCTTCGCGGAAGTATTCGAAGTATCTCTCTGACCCAACACGATAAATGTTGTTCTCAATAAGAGACGAACAAGTGCCGCAACACTCGTCCGTTCCGCAGTTTGTGTGTTCTGTAAATCTTTTCATTAGTCGTTATCCACCAATATCATTGTGAAGTCAGCAGAAACAGTTGCGTTGTTCGAACCTTCTACTCTCAAATCAATATCGGTCTTCTCTGTAAGTTTTAAGGGAACTGGAAACTCCAGCGTTTGATTGCTTTGGTTCAAAGAAATTGTTGTTTGAACACGGAATGCACCACCAAAAGGTCTCTGAAAAAGAAACAAGTCAGTTACTTGGTTCTTGGAAGTAGATGCAGACAGGTTCATTAGATATGCAGTCTTGCCAGCAGGAACAGTGTAGATACACTGAAGTGTCTGACCAAAACCAGCACCAATCTCAGTGACAACAGTTGAACCTCTCTTCACTTGAATCTTACCGACATTTGTTGCAGTGTGCATGAATGCACGATTGACTCGCGCAAAGGTTACTGAACCCGCCGCAGTCGGTGTTGCGCCTGTAAGTGTGAAAGTCTCTTCTACGAAGTTGTAGTTTTCATCTAGTCCTTGAACAGTCACATCGGTTACATCTGAACCAGATGACGATACAACAGTCACAACACCAGCACTGTATGTCCAGTCGTAGAGTTTAGTTGCAACGGTGTCTGCGGCAGTCCAAACCGTATGAATCGTAGAACCACTTGTTCCATATACTGCACCAAACTTATGAACACCAGAGTATCCCTCAAGTTGTCCAGCAGAGATAATCACATTAGATGCCGCACCAAATGTATTGATGAGATTCCCGTCTTGGTCAGCAAGCATAACAACTTCATGCAAGTCTGAGTTGCTTGTATTGAAATGTGTTTGACGATTGACGGAATACTGTGCCATTTTTATTTACCTAAGATTTTCTTAATGTCGGCAAGTGACTTGATTGATTTCTGAAACTTCTCTTTGTCAATTGGCTTCTGGAGGCGATTGAACTTGGCGAGAACGTTCTGTGCTGTTGCACGGTCAACCTTGCCTTTACCTTTTTCAAACTCAATGTTCGCTCCAGTAGATAAGTCGGATGCTTTACGCAACTGCATGATGATATTTTTAGACGCCGCTTTACGGTCATCATCAGATGCCTCAGTGTCTTTGTCTTTCTTGGTCGTTGCCATACCACGAGTTGCACTGCGAGACTTCATGCCTTTCATTGCATCACGATATGCACGAGACTCCTCTTGAGGTTTCTCACCCTTCTCTTTCTTCGCAATCGCAATCGCGGCCTGTTGAGCAGGAGAGACTGCTTCATGAACTCTAATTTTGTTTCTTTGAATTTTAGACATTGCTATAACGCCATCAGCATCATACTTGTCGAGAACTTTGTCTAGTGCTTTACCCTTTGGCATCGTTTTGAGTGTAGCAAGTTTTCTCATTTTGCCAATACCGGTTTGTTTATAGACAACAAAAGTATCTTTTGCTTCTTCAACGGATTCTTTAGGCATCAATGCTTGAATCGTTTTAACATCAAGTTTCATTTTCTTTGCAATCTGTTGAGCAGACATGCCACGGTCAATATAGCCATGAAGTTCTTTCATACGACCCTCATCAAGTTCTTTACTCATAGGCTTCTGCTTCAGATACGCTTTGCGTGAGATTGGAGGACCACCATACTCAGCGACACGCTTTGCAGTAGCAGTGGCAATCGCCATCTTCTTGTCCATAGGCATATCAGGATTATCTTTCTCCATTGCCTTGGCAATCTCTTCCCGTTTCTTTTTCTCAGCAGGAGTGAGAGTCTTTTCTCTGAGTTCTTTAAAAGTTTTCATTACGCTAAATCCTTATCGTGGTTCAGACCACCCTTTTTCTTTTTGACTATAAATGCATTGACACGAGCATATCCCCACTGCTGTGGAGTAGTGCCAGGTCTGTGACCTGTTCTCCATGCAGCCACGCCACGGTCATAAACTTTCTTCAGTGTGCCATACGAGATACCAGACTTCTCTGCTTTTTTCGTGAGTGCCTCATTCTTTTCCTGAAGAGACTCGTCCAAACTATAACCCGCTGGTGGTTGTTTTTCTATTTTCGCATTTTCTATGTCTTTAACTTTTACCCTGTTCTCTTTGGCAATAATCTTCAACAGACGAGGTAATTCTTTTTCTGCTTTTCTTTCTTGACCTTTCTTAATACTATCAAGGTCAAATGCACGAGTATATCCTCTTGAACGGATTTCATATCGAACTACCCAACCAAAATAATTGGCATCCTTTTTATCCAATCTACCAAACTTCTCGTCCAGTCTCTCTGCATAGAATTTTCTAAAAGTTTTTCTGCCACTCATGGTTGTGTCTCTCTATTCTTTGCTTTTGCTCGTGCGAGTCTTGCACGGTCAAGCATTGAGTCATGTTTCTTTTTATCTGTTTGTTTTTCGCGTTCGATTTTATCTTTTGCCGTTGCGACGGCATCTTCTTCGACTTCCTCGCCACGAGCAGATTTGAAGTCAGATGCTTTCGGTGCACCTTTCTCTCCAGGCTTTCTCATAGGGCGACCTTCTTTTCTTTTCTTGTGAATGTTTGCCCACAGAGACTCATCAACGTCTTCTGCCTGTGCATTCACGCCTTTAGGAAAAATTGTTTTAGATTTCGGCGATTTTCTATCAAAACCTAAATGTGCTGGAAGAATGCCTTTTTTAACCATTTGGTCAAAGTAATCGACCATCTGGCGTGGACTCTCAACACCATACATTCTGAAGAAGTCCCATGCACCAGTCGGCCCTTTGCCTGGATTCTTACGTCTCCAGTCGAGATATGCGCGAACTGCTTTTTTGTATTGCTTGCCATTCACAACTTTATCAAGAAACTTATCAACACCTCTGAATAAAACAATGCTACCACCTTTACTACCAAACGGCCCAGTCTTACCGAAAACTCTTTCGTCTACGCTTTCACCAGGAGTGTCTTTCTTATATTTCTTGACGAGTTTGTCTGTGCCTTCTTCACCTGCTCCTGCTTCTTCTCCATACATCGATTTGAATTGTTTTGTGTATGTTGACGGCTTTGTCTTGGCTTTAGCGTCACCCGGCGCAGGCTTGTAAGCGCCTGGATTATCATCGTCCATCTTTCCATGTTTTCTGAAGTGTGCGGCTCTTGCGGCTTTTGTCTTCTTCTTCACACCTTTGTAATAGTTCTTTGGCTGTGTCCCAGGCTTCTCATCGACATCTGGGTCTTGAGCAGTTTTTGTTTTCTCAACAAGTTCTACTGCATCGAGCCATTTACGATGACGCTTACCTTCATTGGTTTCTACGATAACATAGTTAGAACCTAGAACAGATACGATACCAACTTCATCACTCTCTTTGATTGCTACAGTGTCGCCAATTTCATAGAGGTCACCTTGAACATATGCTTCGCGTGTATCATCAAGTTTACCAAGGTCGATGTGACGCTTGAATGTGCGTTCTTCTTTCAGACCCAGACCCTTACGAACATCGTTAAAGAGTTTGCGAGTATCACGGTCTGACATAGACTTCGGAACACCCTGTGTGAATGCTTGATAGTTATTGTCTTTTGCGTTTGCACGTTGCTTCGAAGCAGACATGCCAGCAACACCTTCTGCATCTGGGTCACGCTGACCAGCAGATACAACATTGATTGTCTCGAAGTTATAGAAACCGTGACGGGCTTTCTTGCCATTGTATGTCTCAAGCAGTCCCTTAAACTCTGCAACACGGTCGCTACCAACAATCATTGTGATTTTCTTGTAGCCCATGTCATAGAGTTTGACAGCAACATTGAATACATTTTTGATAGATTTGTCTACAATGATGTTACGACCATGCTTTGGGAACATCTTGCGTAAGTGTTTTACTTTATCGGAATACGATAGGGGGTCTTTTGCGCCCGTTGTCTGAGATACAAAAATCTTATAGTCAGAGCCTCTCGACTTTGATACAATCGTATCGATGACTTTACCATGACCAATCGTTGGCGGATTCATCCGACCAAACGTAAAGAATGCCTCACGGCTCTCTTCTACCAAATACTGACTGAAATTTTTAATCACTTTTTATTACCTGCTCTCATAGCTTGTTTGCGTTCTTTCTCTTTTTTACGAGTCGCGGGTAGCATTTTCTTTGCAATGCGGTCAATACGCGGACCCATCTTTTCGAGTTTCTTCTCAATTTCTCTACGACGAGCAACTGACAAGTCGCTTTTATCTATACCTTTGGTAAGTTTTTTGTAGATGGCTTTACGAGCAGATTTACGGGCACGTTTCTTTAGAACGTCCATACTAGCAAATTTACGAGCGGCGCGTTTACGACCGATAGCGATTTTGGCTTTATTTTTGCGTAGTTGGCGACCACGAGCAAGACGCTGTTGAACAGTCAGTGCTTCATCTTTTGTGGGAGGAGTCGTTGAAGAGTATTCTGCATTACTTCCCGTAGGAATGGCAGATTTGCGTTTCTTCGCATTATATGCAAGTTGTGGGTCACCCGTTTGAGTGTAGTCCACATTCAGAAATGTTTTCAGGCTCATTGGTTTCGCCATCGTTTTACCTCTTGGTTTGTCCCATTACTTCTGCCAGCCTTTTAAAACATCTGGACTGAAGTTATTATACGAAAATTCCAAGCGGTCAACCAACTTGACCGCATCACCACCTAAGTCGTCAATAGCAACAAATCCTTCTGCGCCAGTGACTTTGTATCCTTGATTCGTTTGAACAAACGTGCCAAGTTTACTAATACTGTTAAGTTTATTTATAAGTTTTAATTTTGCAAATACAAGATTTTTCTGTAAATCAAACATGCTAATTAAAGATTTTTTATTTTTAACACTAAAAAACTTCATAATATCATCAAGTCTCTTATATTGAGTCGCTTTACCCTTTTCAGACTTACGTTTATCTGCTTCTGCTTGAAACTTTTGTTGAATCCATTTGATTAATCCAGTAACATGGCGTGTTGAATCTGGAATCAATTGACCTCTTCGAACAAAGGTATTATTGTATTGTTCGATAAGTTGAGCAAGTTCTTGATTGTTCTCAAGTTCTCGAAGTGTCGAACTCGCAATCTTGTTGAACAGAAAGCCTGCTTGTGACAGATACTTTGTTACTTCAGCAGTTTCTTTTTTGCCCATCGTGGCGCGAGACACATCACGCAACATAGCATCAGCCGAGTAGACATTCTTAGAATTCTTGAAACGAGATACGTTGACACCGTATGTGGCTTTCATGCTTTCAAAGTCTGTGCCACTGTATGTCGTGTGCCACACAATACCAATCTTTGACTTGCGTATCTCTGTCGCTTGGTCATATGGCACAGCATAGATGATTGTGTTAGGATGAAACGTGACATACTTCACACCATCGACACTCTTTGCTTTCAGGTCTTTTTGTGAGAACAAGAAGTCGCCTTGAATAATGCCTGTGATACCAAGTTCTGGCAGATACTTCAATGCGTCTTTCAGTTTCGATGCAAGGTCACCAGACGTGTCAGCATCAATCTCTTTTGCTGTCTTATAGACTTTTGGGTTCTTGTTGAAGATGCCCTTCTTTGCGACAAAGAACTCACCATCACGCGGGTCAATACCAGCAAAGATAGCAGGTGCGCCATCCCACTTCGTTGAAAGTTTCGCTTTACCACCTGCTCCTGCAAGCATATTACGCAACTCGCGCAATGCATTGATTGCTTCACGAGTGCCTTTCACACCACCATAGAGAACTTTGTCCTCGATATGAGTCATGTGAGTATTCTTTTGCTCTGTTATGAAATCACTAAATTGCATGTTGATTAAAAGACGATAATGTCTCTTCCTCCACTAGGCTTGTCTGTAATGACCAGACGACCTGCGCTGTCACCCTTTGACGGCGACTTACCATAGATTTTAGGGATACCATTCTTGTCAGATGCTTCGGGGTCAAACGTTTGGTCTATTCGTCTTGCTCTCAGTCTGAAGAACAAGTCCTTTGATTTAGCGTATTTGACTGCTTCGATACATTTACCATTGACAGTCAGTGTGCCGTTACCAAACTTAGACGAAACATCCATTGGGCCAATATACATGTAATGAATTGGACCTCCCATCGGTTTGTTACCAATAACGAGAAGTTGCTTGTCTTTATCGTTGAGTTTAGCAAAAGTATCCGGCACTTTATCACCTGCTTTACGACCCTTCTTAATGTGGTTGTCATATGCGGCTCTAAAGAAACGTGCAGAGATGCCTGGGATAATTTCTTCAATACCACGAAGACCGCCACCAGCAAGAGATGGTGCGCTAGGACCTTTCATTGAAAGATTAATAATACCTTTTGAGGTAAAGAGTTGAACATCAGTATATGGCTCTGAGCCAGACATCTGACGACCAGTATATTTCTCTGCTTTGATTACACCACGAATGGTTGCATCTTTTGTTTTGAGTGTGATTGGCTTATTATCATTTGCTTTCACTGCTTGAGCGACAGCATCTACAAAGCCATTTTCTTGACGTTCGGCTGATGCACCAGCCTCTGAAAGATATGTTTGAAAGCGAATCATGTTCCCCATCCGATAATAGTGTTGATACTATTTATACGAATAAGGAACTCTCTTGCTCATCTTTATACTGTTTTATTACATCTTGCAGAGGACGAATCCAATTATCTCGATGTTCGATGAACACCTGAGGCTCATTGTTGTCTACAGAGATGATTGTAACCAGTTGAACAATAGGCATTCCAGTGCGTTCTTCCCACATAATAGCATATGCGGCTTCTTGCATGAAATAATTTGTAATCCACTTTACTTGTTTTGGTTTACGACTCGTCTTGTAGTCGATGATAGAAGGCTTACCATTATACATTGCAACACAGTCAACACGACCCGCTACACCAAGATGATTAGAATAGAGTGGTGCTTCTTGTGCGAATACATCACCAATGTTGTTATCAAGAATAGGCTTCACATCTTGAAACGAAGCGATGATATCAGGAGTGTAGCCATCACGATAGTTAGGGTCGTTGTCTACATACTTTTCGATAATCTCATGCACTTTGGTGCCTCGTGTCGATGCTCGATGCGAGATACGATTGGCTTCTTCTTCGCCAACCTTCTTACGCCATGCGGCAATACCATCACGAGACAGAATAGATAAGACTGTTGTGATTGAAGGCAAGTCAACACCTTCGGGTGTGCGATACTTGCGACCCGACTCAGTTGTCACTGCGTTCATTTCAGTTAGTTCTACAGGCGTGTGATTAAACATTTGTTCTCCCAAAAAATTCAGTTCCATTACCATATCTAGAGAAGTGATACCAGCAAGAGTCGTCCTTACCGACCATACCACTATCAGGTATCCACTTGACCCGACCAATCGATACAATCTTTCGACACCATTTCATATACGGTTCACTTTGCTTGGTGTGCATCCATGCCGCATCAAATAACAACCAACATCCCTTATCACTCTTGGTAAAATGTTCAATCATCGGGTGTAGGATTTTTCTGTCCCATGGTGGGTTTGTGATAACAAGTCCATCATGTTCAATCTCAAAAGCATTCGCCTCTGTAATTGTATCCACCTGTGGTTCAATATCGGTTGCGGACACACATTTACCCCCAAATGATTCAAGATGTTCAACCAGAATACCGTTTCCTGCACAGGGTTCGATGAACTCAAACTCTTCGGGAAGATGTGGTTTCAATGGCAACGCGGCTTCTATCGGAGTCGGATAGAAGTCACGCGGCTTTCTTTTATATGTGCCTTGTTGCCATCGACCCATTACGCTATCGCTTTCAATAATCCAATTACGAGAATGACAAACATTGTTGCGTTGAGAACAATCAATGCGCGGTCTTGCCAGATGAGTGATACCCAAGCCCAGAGTGCTGTTCCTACAATACCAAAGATGATATCATAGAGTTGATACTCAGGACCTGCGCTTCGACAGACAACACCCGCTATGATACAGAATGTTGCAAGCCACTTGATATACCAGACAAAAGTTTTATTACTTTCTTCCATTACGAATGTTCTCCATGTGTTGCTTTGCAAACCGCCATTGTTCGATGCTCATAGGCTTCGAAGCCTTACCAAACGCGAGTTTCTTTTTCTTGAACTCGGCTTTGAGTATCTTCTTGGCTTCAGTTCCCATGAACCCGCCAACGAGTTCAAGTAACGCACGACGGAATGAGCGACCATGATGCATGTGACCCAAGCAGTGAGCCAGTTCGTGCAACAGAGTGTATTCATCAAGACCTGCTTTGCTGTCTAGTGTCACTGACCAGCCATCAGTCCAACCAGCGGTGCCACGACCTGTGTTGCGTTCTTTGAGAACGACTGCGGGTTGTTTCATCAGGTCACGAGTTGTGTCGCGTTCCAGTTTCCAAACCTTCTGCCACTTCTTAGTCGCGTAGATTTGCTTTGCGCGTTTCTGTGCTTCTTTTAGATTCTTGAACTGTTTGACTTTGACACGTTTCTGAAACGCCCACTCTGCTTGATAGGTCTTAGACCGTTCTGAGTCTTGACCAATCGCACCTTTGTTCTGCTTGCGCTTGAACTTACGAAGATACTCTTTGTATTCTACATCCATTGTGCAATCATCTCCTTTGCTTGCTTTGCTACTTGTGTTTCACGACCATACGCATCGATTTCCCAAGGCTGGTCATCATATGGAGTGTTCGTATGATACTCACCATCCCAAACCGCAACTTTGACCAGAATATCATTTGTGATTTGAATGCCATGGTCTTCTAACCGACCAGTCGCCAGTTGTTGAGCATGAATCATCTCGTGAGCAATGTTGACTTTGATGTCCTCGATATCGAGAGCCTCACCTTGAACATGAGTAGCAATCTCGATATCGATATCATCAGCATCGCCGTAGCAATAGCCACCTGCATCACCATCACACTTCTTCGTCAAGTCAATACGAAGGTCGCCCTCATACTTGTCTAGGTCGAGGACTACCGCAACTGCGTTGATGTAGTCTTCAACATCATATCCATTGTCTTCAAGATAAATATTCATAACAAGTCCTCTCTCATTAGCTTATATCTTAATATACCACATCGAGTAAGGAATGTCAAGAACTTTCTTTCGTAACAATATCAATGACTTAGACAGGTGCTCCAGTCACTTCAAGTCCTTTCAGAACTTCGAGGACATTTTGAGGTGATGATTCGCCATACGGATCCTCTCCACAGTTGTCTTCAAACCCTTCTTCAGGTAAGAATGCCTCGATGACGCCGTTCTGAACAATCATCGCATAACGCCATGAACGATATCCAAAACCAAGATTGTCCTTATCAACAAGCATACCCATCTTGCGAGTAAACTCACCCGAACCATCTGGCACGACTTTCACATTGTCCAGTGCTTGGTCTTGAGCCCACTTGTTCATCACAAACGAATCATTCACAGAGATACAGTATACATCGTCGATACCATAATCAGCAAACTCACCTTCGTCCATCAGACGCTCAAAGTCAGGTAACTGGTATGTCGAACATGTTGGTGTAAACGCGCCTGGCAGTGAGAACACTACGACACGCTTCTTGATATCCGCACTACCAAACAGAAACTCACTGTTCACTGTCTGCCAACGATATGGGTTGTCCCCACCGATTGATTCGTCCCGCACACGAGTCTGAAAGTTTACTACGGGAAGTTTTACACCTTTATTCATCGTCTTCTCCTGATTCTTCAATTTCCCAATGAATGTCATAGCCGCCTTTGTTCATAGACCACCAATCTTCATCGACCATATCCATTTCGATTTCGCCTTCCATTGACGCATCCGACAGTTCATCTTCGCCAATTTCATATGGGTCTACATCACCGAAGATTTCTTTCAGTTCATCTTCGTTAATCTCTACCTCATATGTTAGATACACCGTATGATGTTCGCGGCGTTTAATTGTATATGTTTTACTCATCATCTTTACTTTCTCTAATTCGATATGGGCGAGTATCTTCACCCAAGTTGTTTTCATAATCTATGTCATAGTAGGCAGGATAAAACGCCCTGCCTACGAAACTTGTCATCCAATCAAGAAGCCAGCGCATATTCTACTGCCTTCTCAACTGCTTTGACTTTGCGTGATTGATTTGCACCGAACCATGCTGAAGTCAAACGACTATCTGCTTCACGACCCATTTTGTGGTCTGTCAGATAAGTCACACTGTTTAGTGCTTGCCACCACGAACCTTCACCGAACTCAGCGCCTGGCTGTGTTTCGAGGACTTCATATGCTTTCTTCGCATTTGTAGTCAGGTCTTCGATAGTCGATACACTCACAGGGTTCTTGCCTTGATATGTGCGTGGGAATACTTCGTTGTAGTAGTTAATCAAAGTATCCATATCGAAACGCTTGCTTGAAAGAAACTCAGCAGTCTCTTTGTATTGAGCAAACTTCTCGTGTGCAATACCAAGTGTCTCTTTCACAGAGTCAGGATTGAATGCTGTGCGGTGATTCAATGAAACCGCATTTGCAACCTGTTGACCCAATGAGAGAGTCAATGTGTTGTTGCAGACCACACGAATTGGTGTGAAGCGAACATCGATTGACTTACCATACATGTGTGGATTTGAGAACAAGAGATATGAGTCAACTTGGTCACCGCCAAGAATGTCAAAAGACTCTTTCACTTTCGCAAGTGCCCAGACCATCTGACCACCTTTGAGTGAACCTGCTGTATGCATCTCCATATCACCAGCAAGAACATACTCAGAGAAGAAGTTGAACGCTTCTTCGTTCTGAACAGGATTCCAGTTGTCACCAACGACATCAAGAACCTTTTTGTCTGATGAACGAACAAGGGCTTTCTTGCCTTCTACTGTTGCACCAGAACCAGTGACCATTACTTCTTTGTCAACTGTCCAGTCAAGTCCTGCTTTCTCTTGAATTTGTTGTGGTGTCAAGTCATTTGACACTGCGGTGCCGAGTCCGTGCCACGGAACTTCACCTGCATATGCCATTTGAGCAACACCATCAATCATTTCTACATTATGTGCCATAATCATTTCTCCTTTGCTATCTGATTATGTTCTTATAATAACACAAACTTATAGTAAAGTCAAGTATTTTTTACGCTAAATCTGAAAAAAATGTAATAACAAGTCTTTCGCTGTCGCCATATGTAGGATGATGTGGTGTGTGTGCATCGAAACAGACACAGCGATTGAACTCAAACGGAACTTCTTTTCCGCCAATCACTGTGCCGTTCGAGCCTTGAAGATAGATGACGCCCGAGAACTGCCATGCGGCATCGATGTGGTCTTTACCTTCAATCATGTGTTCGAACTTAGACATGGGATGTCTATAGAAATTGAGACGACCTACACGAATATTGAATGATGAATTGAGTTTGTTCACCAAGTCTGGCAGGTCTTTCTTGAGGTCTAATGTTCTCAGCCCCGGCCAACCTTCGTGTCTACCCGTCTTCTCACGATGTTCGTCATGAGTGTAGAACTTACACTGATTAGCAAAATCAATGTAATAGCCTGGGTCTTCTAGAAAGTTATCATGTATCTCAACTTCAATCATAATTTATATATACATTATTAATCCGCGAGTGGATTATCGATGAATGACTGAATCTTCTTATTCATTCGGTTCTCAAGCGCATCCATCTGTAGTCTACTATCTGTGATAAGACTCTCACGTTTCGTATCAAATCGTTCAGATGCTCGGTCAATCATATCTTTGACTTTATCTTGCATCTCACGATTCTGGTCTTCGATGCGGTCAACATTCTTCTCCATACGATTGAAGTCGTCACGCAAGTCATTCTTGATACTGCGTGAGTAATCGATGGCTTCGTCGAGTTTGATTTCGATTTGCTTGTTGCGGTTCGCAATCTCGGTAGTATCGATATTCTGGATAATCTCTTTCATATCCGTATAGTCTTTGTAGAACTCAAACACGCCCCAAGTAGCACCACCCAGAGTTGAGAGTGCTGTAAGAATAACCATCATCTTACCGCCCTTGAATGTCATTCCACCAAATTCAATTTCTGCCATTTCTTACTCCTCTTCAAACTTCAATGATTGAAGATTCTTTATCTCTTGTCTTAACTTGATTAATTCAAGTTGTTTCTTTTCGATTTCTATTCTATATAGTTTAGTGCAATCTAGTCGTTGTTTGGGTGCGCCAATAGGAATCTGCATTCTTGCATAGACACCAACATCTCGCACAAAACCATCCTCATTACGCAATGCGGGGTCGTTATACGGATTTGGTTGATATGGGTCGTTCTGATTGAGTATGCCAACAACTCCGAACTCTAGATTAGTCGAAGAACCGATTGCAGCCGAACACTCAAGGTCGCCTGCGCGAACTCTGTCTGATTGATAACTTTGTGGTGATTGTGGTATAGCGAGGTTCAAAGAACTAGACTGCGCTAAAGCATTACTGCTCGACATCAACAAAATTAATAATGTAATACACTTTTTCATTTTACCTTCGAACATATTCTAGACCGCACAACTGTCGCTGTGACATCATCTTTTAATACTTTAGACTCGGAACAGATATACATTCCTCTTCCGACATCTTGTTTGCGAACATATATTTCGATAGTCTTTCTTTCGAGATACTTTATCGAAACAATCTTCTCTGAGGTTGCAAAACGAATAGGATTAAAGTTTCTATCGTAAACACTAAACTCATAGTATTCAATATCCTTCCTAGAGTTGTATAGACTCATGGTTGTTCCCACGACATCTGATACATAAGAAGGACTAAGTTTGGGGTATGTCGGAGTCCACTCATGGGCATTCGCACACCCCAAACTTAGAAACATTATCATACACATAATATAACGCATAGTTTTACCTTACAATGCGATACATTCCGCACTTACAATTGCACGATATGTGCCGCCAGGAAACGCTTTATCAAAACCATAGTCAGCCTCTGATTCGACTTTAAACCAAGTGCTACCTGCGATAGTGAGGTCTACTTCCGTGACGTTGTTATATTCGCGTTTGTCAGTTTCATAACCAGACATTCCCGCATCACTCACTTCTGAAACAGAAACACCACCCGTGAAGGTAACTGTGTCGTTCAGACTTGGACTTGATGAGAATGATTCTGGATAACTAATCACTGCCTTATATGCTTCCGCAATGATTACATCATAACGGACAATAGGGTCTACACCGCCATCGGTCGGTGCTGTGCTTAGAACATTTGGTGTAGGGTTGCCATAGATGCCTGGGGTATCTGTAGTAATCACACACTTAGATTCGACATTACCAGTAATGGGAACATCTGCCGCGCCTGCCATAGCAATCATGCTAGTTGCCGTTAATGCAAGAGCGCCTCTTGTTATAATTTTTTGAAACATTTTAGTCTCTCTCCTAGTTAATCTTCCCACTGCGAATCAACCATTTGTTGATGCAGTAGTTGTTGTGCTAATCCTACTCTCCTGCCCCGTTTATTATTAGGGAGATTAGCGTCTTTTAATACTACAGTCTCTTCATATTTAGTATCAGGAAGAGTTTCAAAGTAGGTTTTTGGTATATAATTTAGTAGAATCAGTTCATTGTGCAGTGCTTGTGATTCATCAGCCATTGCTGTATCATTTACGATACCTAGAACTTTTTCAAGGCTCAATCGTTCTTTTTTCTTACTCTTTGACTTTACATTCTCGCGTTCTTGTTCTTCTTCATCATCATCTTTTTGAACCGCTTTTCGGTCAATCTCGTCCTGAACAACATCGTCATCTAATGGGTCTACAATCTCTGGTTCATCAGGCATCAGAGACGGGTCATATGGAGTGACATAGCCAGGACAATCTACACTCACTTGTGGGTCAAAACAAGGGTCGAACCGATAGTTATAAACGACTCTTGGTTCTACAACTTCGCCTTGACCTTCAATCTCGATAGAACCGTCACCCCATCTATCAATTACAATCTCATCAACAGCAACGACTTTGTTGATAGTATTACTAGGTAGACCTGACCAATCATCTGTTTCTCTAAAGATGTATTCACCTTCGTTCAGAGCATCTTCGTTCTGAACATGAACAATCATATCATCTTCAGTATTCTTGATTGTCGTGTATTGATACACAACACTACCCACAGTCAACCCTGCTTGGTCAGGTAAGATGTTTTTCATCACCCAATCCATGTTGTCTTGTGTTGCGTTACCCGTAGTCCCGAAAATGATTTCAGAGTAAGAGTAAGAGGAGCAACCCAAATACAAGACTAGTGCCAAACAGAGTCTTTTCATCATTTGTTCTTTCTATCTTAGGCTCTTGGTCACCTTCTTCGGGTTGTTCACCGCTATGAACTTTCCATGCGGCTTTTGCATCGTCACCAATCAAACCATCATAAGGACATGGTGTGCCTGCGTTCATCATAGCATCAAAGACTCGTTTGTCTTGACACATCACTGATACTGCGGCAACTTTCATACCCATATCATACAATGTCTTCGCGTTCTTCAATCGTTCGCAGTTCTTATCAGTTATTTGTGTTCCCATAGACATACCAAGAATCTGGGTCTGAACTGCGCCTGCGACACCGAATGTGCATAAATCAGAGTTTGACGTATTAATAGTTGGTGAAATCGCCGATGCTGGTGGTGACTTCAAAGTCGTGGTCGTATCTGACTTGGTGGTAACATTACTGTCTGTTGTTGATTCGGTCTTAATTAGATTCGGGTCAACGTCTTGTGCGTATGCTGATGTAGCAAATATCATCAATGCTAGTGTTGCAATTATATACTTCATCTCAATATCCAAAATTATTATTATAATATCGGTAGTATTTATAAGTATTTTGTTTTTAGAACAAAAAAAAGTCACGCTAACCATGGCGTGACACGGGACTATTTCTGGCGTCCAATCCATTCGACTTTACGGTTTATGGAAAAGAGGCTCCTGCATAGCAAATAAAAGAGACAATTGCGATAATCGCCAAGACACCTAACACTCTAAACTGTAAAATACTCATGCTGAAATATTTCCCTCATCAAAACTTAATGTTCTAATCTGAACATTCTTATCCATATTTATAACAAATTCTGCCATATCAGCAAATCGAGATGGTCGCATCATCGCTTCAGCAACTCCTGGTAACGCTTTAAAGCCTGCTGTCGTTGATGTGTCTACAAACCCACCTTTTAGCATTGTTACACGACACATGCCTTTCTTATGCTTGTCTGACAGTTGTAGACTGGCAAAGTCAAGTTGCTTCTTATATGATGTGTAATCTGTCCAGAATGGGATATAACCAAGACGGGTGAAATTACTAATAGTATCACTGCTCACAGCACCGATATTAATAATAAGTTTTGGTTCGTTCTGCCACTGCTGATACATCTTGTAGAGCAATCGAGCCTGTGCGTCTCTATGATAAGCATTATTAATAAACACATCACAGTCTGCGGCTTCTTTTACAATTTGCTTGACTACAGTATCATCACTGATATCATAGCCTGTGCTTTTACTGAAACCTAAGACATCATCAAACCTATCGGCAATAGCATTACCAACGCCTTTTGTGTGTCCTGTAATAGCAATCTTCATTCGTGTTCACCATCGCTTCTGCGTCCCGGGTTGTTAGTAAATACATTCGGTGTTCGTTGCGCTTCAGCATATGTGCCAACTGTAATAGCAAGTGCCGCTAAGATTGCGATGTGACCAACAGCAGAAGCTAGGAAGCCAGTCCAACTACCAATCATAATACTGAAAGAAGTTACCCACATCCATGCTAAGATTTGTAGAATCATATGTCGTGTATTAACATCGGGGATATTTTTAAGTGGACTCATATCATGACTGAAGATATAGTTCCAACTATCGTAAATAAACTTTTGCATTATGCTGTTTCCTCTGCACTTCCGATACAACCAAATACGATGGTTGCGATACCACCAACATATGGTACCAATGTGAGAAGAACCCACCATACCGACAGACCAGCATCACGAAGACGACGAACAACTGTTGATAATGATAGCCAGATGACACCAATAGCAATTGCTACAGTTAGAAGTGCGCCATAAGGTTCAAGTGCAATTGCCGCAAACGCAACAATCAAAGCAAGAAACGCCAAGGCATGCACTGCCCAATACTGTTGACGTTTTGCTACACCGTTAAAACTAAAATACTTTTTCATAATATATTCCTCTATAATAAAAATGAGGACTTCTGTTGCTAGGCGTCCTCTGACCCCGAAGATTATGCCGCTAGGCGGATATCTTCATATGCATTGTTATCGTTTGCATTTACGAGTTTCTTACGGTTAAGGTCGCTTGCACACCTATTCTCCACATTCCTAATCAATACCTGTCGAACCTATACACCCCCTCAGAGAGAGTTTGGTGGAGGTGGCGGGAATCGCACCCGCGTCCAGTCTACCTTTTGGTTTGCTTCAACGAATACCTTTATTTATACAGCCTGACGCTTGTGCGACAATGCTTTATAACCTGCGGCAATAACTGCTTGTGTAGCACTACCCAGACGATAACGCGCGGCACGAACACGACCACGAGAGTCTTTAGTGCCAGCATTCAAATGCACTGGGAAACCCATCTGACGAATGTATGATACAGTCGCGCTAGGATTGCTCACACCAAAGCGAGTCTTCATTTGACCTTCGGTCAGAGTTTCACCTGCTTGAAGAGCAGATAGAACACGGTTAGTTTTAGTCATCTTAATCATAATGTATTTCTCCTATAGTTTTCACATTATTTCTTATATTAACATATCACACACGATATGTCAACCCTTAATATTGCTCGGGTTCAATTTCCGTAGCAACAATTCCGTTGTGAATAATCACTTCTAAGTCATGCGATTCATATCCCGCTTCTTCAAGAGCAGAAGACGCAAACTCTTCTTCCATCGATTCTTCGAGAGTTTCTTTCTCTTCGTCAGTCCATCCTTCGCCATAGTAATGATAGTCTTCAGAACATCCATCCCAAGCATCTACAAACTCATACTCTTCGAAGTCCATTGGCTCAAATGCATCACCATACTCATTCTCTTCGGCAGAGTCAAGCGCATCTTGAAGCCATTCAACTTCTGTTTCGTTCTGAGGTGTGATATGAACTGTGCCACTTCGCCAGCAAGTCTCGACACCAACAGACTTAGTACCGTTAGAAAAAATTTCTTCTTCAATGTAAGACTTCTTCCACTTAGGGTTAATCTCGTAGCACTTACCAATCTCTACGATTACTTTTTGTGTTGCTTCTGTCATTGTCCACTCCATTCAGAATTTGTATGTCGTCTAATACTATTAACAGTATCAAAGTCGTCGTATGTTTCCATCAACTCCATGTCATCAATATCAAAACAAGCCATTGAACGGCCGTCTCGTGTTTTTGCTGTGAAGTAATTACGTTTAACTGCATTCCACATACGAACTGTGTAACCACTTTCTCTCGAAGGCGTTTCTACAAAGATAAGCGCATCAACATTCAAACACTTCTGGAGTTGATTAGGCTTTACTGTGAAAGCATTCTGATAGTGCCAAGGCTGTTGTGTCTTCACCTCAACAGTCACTGTCACATCACCACGAGTAGCAATCATGTCTTGTTTGCTATCATACTGATTAACAGAAGTTTTGACAAACCAACCTTCATTTTGTAAAAAGTTAGACACCAAAGTTTCGCCTGCTTTACCAAGCATGTTCATATTCATCTCAGTCTTACGAGACTTCTTCTTATATACTGGAACTGTTCTAGACACCGAGTATTCTCCCTGCTTCGCTTGAACTCAAAGAACCACCGTCACGAAGATGAGATTCAATCTGCTCGAAATAGAATGCGGCATCATCATGACCATATTCATTCAAGACTTCTTTACATGCCTTGAAGAATAACATTTGAGACATCAGAGCGGAATCACCGCCACCGATAGCCTTCTGCTTTTTTCCAGGACGTTGCATTAGACAACCTCATCAACTACATTATAGACTGCGGCTTCGCTGTGACCACCGATGTGCCATTTAAGAATTTCAGATGTTCGATTAGCATCTTTCCAATCATAGATTGTAGCAAGTGTGCCATCACTAAACTTGATAGCCCACTGAACTTGAACTTTATCATCATCAAGAACTTGAGGCTCACCAAAGACCTCACACAGAGTATCGTATGATGCTTCAATCTTACCTTGATAACAAGTGCCAACAACATCGTGATAACCAGTAACAAAATTCATAACTTTTCCTTTCTTGTAACGCATGTTGTGAATAACATGCCAATATAAATGCATCATGAGAAACTCGAACCCTACACCTCTATCGAGGACCTTTTCTGTAGCCAACCAACCTTAATTCTCATTATGTTATTACTATAACACAAGTCTATGAGGATGTCAAGTCTTTATTTTCATATTCTTCGATTTTTTTATCAATCTCAGACTGGTCAAGAGTTG